ATGCAAATGCTGGCTGAGGATGAAGACCAGCTTATGAAAGTGAACCTCAAGGACTTAGTGCTGCCTTATGCGATTGCTCAGGATAAAGGCTTTGCTGCGCTTGAGGGGAATACCGTAAGAGTTGAGCACACGAGTAAGAAACTAAGCATTGAGGACGCTAGGAAGCTGATTGAGGAAGCTAGGAACCAGATTCAGCAAGGGGAACTTAACGTAACGGCTAATGAGGTAACCGATGGTAATGAACCGAATGAAACAGAACTTTCCTGACGACGACGGCGAGCTACCGGAGGGTATGAGTCTTAATGACTTATTTGCTATGGCCGCGAATCAGGCAGCCCCCAAGTTCAAGATTATGCAAAAAGTATGGCTCCTTTGCGGGGAGCAAGCGGGTATGGTTATAGGGGTTACTGCTTATGCGGACAGGTTCGCTTACGTTGTGCGCTGGCCTGATGGGACTAAGGACGAGTATATGGGCGAGGAGCTTACGAGCACTAAGCTCTGGTCTAATAACTGATGGCTCTTAACTGGCGAGAGCATCCTATCTTGAAGCCGCCGACTGCGGCTGAGATGGCTAAGATGCAGCCAGAGAAGCTGATACAGCTTTACGAGGCTTACCATCAGGCGATTGAGAACGCCGAGAAAGACCCGTATCGGTATGGCTTTAGTCTCCCGCATTGGGATTACGCGGACAGGGCCATTGCTAAGTTCAAGACCTTGCTGCTGTTCGGGGCTAACCGTTCAGGTAAGACGCAGTATTGCGCTAGGCTGGTAGTCCGCTCGGCCATTGAGAACGCAGGTAGTTTGATTTACTGCTTTAGCCAGAATAAGGAGATTAGCGTAATCGTGCAGCAGTCAGCGGTTTATAACTGGCTGCCTGCGGAGTATAAGACTAGGATGCTGTCATCCGTGGGTAACATTAACTACTCGTTCAAGAACGGCTTTACCGATAACGCTCTAGTCTTACCTAACGGCTCTAAGATTATCTTTAAGTTTTACACGCAGTGGATTCAGGACGACACCATCCTTGAAGGTATGGAGTTAGGGTGCCGCGAGCCTAAGTCGCATAACGTAGGCGCATGGCTAGACGAGTATCTCTTAGGTATGGACTTGATTGACCGCTTGTATATCCGTCTAGCTACGTTCAAGGCAAAGCTCCTTATCTCGTTTACGCCAAAGGACGGCGAGACTGAGACGGTTAAATACTTCAGGCAGAAAGCCGTAACCATTGAATCATTAAGCGTTAATGAGGGACTTACCTCATCTCAGCGGGTTCCGTATTACCAAGAGAACGAGAGTATGAATACGGGCATTTGTTACTTTCACTCTAAGGACAACCCGTGGTCAGGATACGAGGCGTTACTTGAGCAATGCCTAGCAAGGGCTGACGATAATTACTCTTTGACTGCGCTTTACGGCGTGCCGACTCGGAACGTATCCACGAAGTTCCCTAAGTTCCAATCGCACATAAATGTCATTAAGCACGAGGAGCTGCTGAAGCGGATTGCTAAGGCGACTAAGTATATGGTCATTGACCCGGCTGGTAGCAAGCCGTGGTTCATGTGCTGGATTGCCGTGGACCCCTCTGACACTTGGTATGTGTATCGGGAGTGGCCTGATGCTAGTCACGGCGATTGGGCTATGGAGCGCGGCGGGAAGTGGGTTCCCGGCGAGGCTTGTAAGCAGAAGCTCGGTTACGGCGTAAAGGATTACGTTGAGCTTATTAAGACGCTTGAGGAAGACGAGGAAATCTTTGAGCGACTGATTGACCCTCGTATGGGTGCCGCGAAGTATTCTAGCGGCCAAGGCGGTCAAAGCGATTACATCTCTGACCTTAACCGTGAGGAGCTATTAGTCATTCCTGCGCCGGGTATTGAGGAGGAGCCGGGTATCCAAGCGATTCAGGACAAGCTCTCGTATAACATGAACAAGCCGATTGACGGGAACAACCGGCCTCACTTTTACATTTCGGATAGGTGCGAGAACATTATCCTCGCGCTTCAGGAATACGACGGCAGTAGCCGCGAGCATCCGCTGAAAGACCCGATTGACGTATTACGTTACGCGGCGGTGCATCGCTTGGACTACATAGACGAAGACTCTCTGGTGTCTGTTAACAATCGAAAGGGTGGTTACTAATGAAAGTTAAGATTACTGACTTGGCCGAGGAACTCGGCGTTAATGTAAACGAGCTGCTTGAAGTTAAAGCAAGCAAGCTGACTGAGGACGACTGGACCGGTCGCGGTAAGAACACTTGGTTTACCGAGGATGCCGTGGCTAAGATTCGCCTAGCTATGGACATCCCTGAGCTTTCGCCAGATGTCCTTTATGCGACGTTCGTTCACGTTGCCCCTAATGACCGCTGGGTTTACGCGAAGATTCAAGGCGTTGATGGTAAGCGTCCTGTGCTTATCCCTCGGAAACTTCGTGGTAAGCTAAAGGATAAGAAGTTTCCAGTTCATGCCATCACGGACAACAAAGGCACAACTTACCGCCATGCCGCGCTTACAGGATACAACCTGTGACCCAGAGTGGCTATCGCAGCAGACTGACCGTTTGCTCGGCTTTGAGGTGCTTTACAAGGAAGTGACTGGCTACGCTGATAACATCCAGCCCTCCGCCATTTGCGAAAAGATTGGGGTTCACCCGACATTCACGCACGAGGCGGTTCTGTCTTTCGTAACCAAGTTTAGCCAATTCAACTACATCCCTAATGAGTAACACGAGCGAGGAGAAGTCTCTTACATTTGCCGCGAAGGAACCGAACGTAATGGTTCTTCAGAAAGCATACGACGACACGCTGGCGGACCTAGAGCCTTATTTCCAGCAATGCCGCCAGAATTACGATGACCGTAATAACATCTGGCCGGGGAAAACCCGTGACCTTCGCAAGCACGGCTCTGACGCTTTCCCGTGGGATGGCGCGTCTGACTCCGAGGCTCATGTTATTGACGAGCGCATTAACAGCTACGTCTCCTTGCTCATGTCCTCCATGATGCGTGCGAACATTCGTGCGTATCCCGTGGAGTTCGGTGACATGGCGCGTGCTCGCGTTGTCTCCTCGTTCCTGAAGTGGATGGTCAGCAGCTACATTCCTCGCTTTAAGAAAGAGATGGAGTCTGCTGCAAATCACTTGCTTGAGCGCGGTATCGCCGTGACTTACGTTGGCTGGCAGCGAGAAGACCGCACTTACCTCCAGCGTCTTGACCTTCAGCAGCTTGCTCAGGTTGACCCGCAGCTTGCTCAGGCCGTAATTGACGGCTCGGCTGACGACCAGATTATTGCTATGCTTCGTTCGGTGTATCCCTCGGTTACGGATGCCCGTGCTAAGAAAGCCCTGAAGGACTTGCGCAAAAAGGGCATTGCTGAGATTCCTGTTAGCCGCCGCCAAGTGGACTGCCCCTTGGTTCAGTCCCTTACGCCTGATGGCGACTTCTTCTTCCCGTCTTACGCCACCGACCCGCAGCGTGCGCCTTATTGCTTCTGGCGGACTTACTTCACAGCCCAAGAGCTAAAGAACAAAGTCGCCACCGAAGGATGGGATGCCGACTGGGTGGATTACGTTATTGAGCATTACCGGGGCGTGAACATTGACACGATTGGTCAGGAGAACAACACCCGGAAGTCTGTCCTTTGGGACGACATGGTTTACGAGGCGGACGAGCTGATTGAGATTGTTTACGGCTATCAGCGTCTCGTGGACCCGATTGACAATTCCGAGGGCATTTACTGCACGGTGTTTCATCGGGAGCTTTCATCGAAGATTAGTGAGATTAAGCCTTACGCCAAGTTCGAGCTTATGAACGGTTACGAGGATTATCCCGTAATTGTAACTCGTCTTAGCGAAGCCTCTAAGCGTCTGTATGATGTTCAGAGCATGGCCGACGTTCTGCGCGGTATTCAGTGGCAGGTGAAGATTGAGCGCGATAGCCGCATTGACCGTAACTCAATGGCTACGATGCCGCCGATTATGCACCCGGTTGGTAACGCTCCGAGTGATTGGGGGCCGGGACGGTTTGTTCCGTATCGCCGTGGTGGCGAGTTCCAGTTCGGTCCTACGCCGCAGTATAACCCCGGCTCCGTGGAAATGGAGCGCACGCTTCTTGACGTTGCTGACCGTCTCGTTGGCCTTAGCGCGAATGACCCGGCTTCCGCTACTAAGCGTCAGTTCATCCTAGATAAGTTCTTGTTGCACGTTCAGGACGTTATCAAGATGGCGTTCAAGTGCTACCAGCGGTTCGGCCCTGACCAAGTGTTCTTCCGTGTTACCGGCGTCGTTGACCCGATGCGCTTCGACAAGGGGAACCCTGACGAGAATTACGACATTGTTATCGGTTATGATGTCCTTAACTCCGACCCCGAAACGCAGGAGACAAAGTTGAACCAGCTTGTCAGCCTCATTCAACTGGACCGTAATGGACGTATTAACCCCGACGCTCTCATTGACATTGCGGCTAACGCTATCGACCCGATTGCTGCTGACGCGGTGCTGCAACCGATTGAGCAAGCGCAACAGCAAATCGTCCGGTTTGTTACGGATGACCTTACTAAGATTTTTGCTGGCATCGAAATGCCTGCTCGACCGAATGGCGCACAGATTGCGCTTCAAGTTATTCAGCAGTATGCTTCACAACCAGACGTTGCACAGCGTTTGCAGCAAGACGAAGCATTTGCGGCACGACTCCAGAAGTATGCAGCGCAATACACCTTCCAAATGCAGCAAGCGCAGAACGCTCAGATTGGTCGTATTGGGACTCAGCCTGCTGCTATGGGTGACGTTAATACTCAAAGCATGGGGGCTTGATATGGCCGAAATTGGCAACTACGACGAAATGGTTGCTCGCTCAAGTGCGGAGCAAAGAAAGTTCTCTGAAGACCTTTACAATCAGATTGCCGAACACGAAGGCGTTAAGCAGTATGTTTACCTCGACACCGAGGATAAGCCTACTATTGGTGTCGGCTTTAATTTGACGCAGCCGCATAACCAGCGCATCATTAGGCAAATGGGGTATAACCCGCAAGACCTGATTAGCGGCAAGGTTCGCCTGACGGAATCAGAAATTAAGCGTCTTTACAATGAGTCTGTTACTCAGGCGTTTAACGACGCTCGTAAGTGGTTGCCTAACTTTGACCAGCAGCCAGCAGACGTAAGGAAGGCTTTGATTGACATGTCTTTCAATCTCGGCTTTACCAAGCTAAACGAGTTCGAGAAGACCCAAGCTGCATTGATGCAAAAGGATTACAAGACCGCCGCGGCTGAGATGCTTGACAGCAAGTGGGCGAAGCAAGTAAAAGGACGAGCACAGACCCTTGCTTCAATGGTTCGCAAACACTCTAAGTAATGTCACTCGAAAAATCCCTCGACCACCTCTCTCACATCACGCAGTTCGCTGACTTCCTTGAGTCAATCAAGGATGAGCGTGAGTCCTGTATCGCGGCTCTCTTTAACGCAGAGCCTCATAAGATGCAGCAAATTTCGGGACAGATTCTCGCTTACGACCAAATCCTAAAGATGACTAACGCAGAGGAGATTCTCTTTAGGCATAAGGGCCGCTCGCTTTAAGCGGCGGCTAAGAAAGAG